CCTCTTCAGGCCAAGATAAAGGTCATGATGGCCAAGGACCTCCCGGAGTATGAATTCGCTATGAAGATGCTGTATATGGAGCTTCAGACGCTCCACAAGAGGGCTGAAGAGGGGAAGGTATGAGTGTTCCACGTGGAACTTGTGGGACCTGTAGATTCTGGGTGGGGCGTCCTTGTGCCAAGTTCAGGCGGTGCGCTAATCCTAAGAATAAGAGAAGAAGCGTGGTCGGGCTTAAGAACCCTGATTCCATAGGCGACAGAAAGCTTTCATCTGACTGTACGTGCAATAACCATGAGGTGAATAATGGCTGAGGACTTTAGTAGGCGAGATTTCTTGAAAATGATGGCCGCTGCGGGATTGTACTGTGCTATGCCAATAGAAGCCATGACGGCCGCATTACCACAGTACAGATTGAGTGACACTATATCAAGAGGTATTGGCAAAGGAAGGACTACCCATCAAGCTGGTATAAGGATAATAGGTAGTCATCCTCAAGATGTTGAGATGGCGCTGCGGACACTTATAGAGACTGCAAAGAAATGGCCTAGTGGTGGCAAGCTAATTTATAATACTCAACCTTTTGATTATGATTTATCTACTGGAGTTGCTTTGGCAAGGATTGTTTAATGACCTATGATCCTGAGCAGATAGCCCGGGGGCTTACTTTGAGGTGGATGTTCCAGCCTCTCAAGTTCGTTGAGGAAGTTGTATTCTCGAATGCTCCCAAGGGTGAGGGCCCTTCTAAGCAGCAACGTCATGCGCTTGAAGAGCTCGGTAAGCTGGCCTTTGCAAAGGTCAAGGCCTACCATATCAAAAAGGGCGATTATCGCTATGGCGACACGCTCACGGACGAGGAGAGGGTTTATTCTCGTAAGAGGGGCATAGCCATACGCTCCGGGCACGGATGTGGTAAAGATGCTTATCTTTCATGGGTTTATATGTGGCTCATGATATGTTTCGGCACCCAGAAGATGAGGGGCCGTGTCACGGCTAATAACCAGCCTCAGCTTCAGAACATCCTCTGGCCTGAGTTCCGGTCATGGATAAAGTATTCTGCCGAGAACTCTGACACAGGAACTTCCATACTCAGCGAGAACATCATCATTGAGAGCGAGATGATCTATGTAAAGGGCCGTAAGGGTGAGGCTTTTGTAGAGGCCCGTACAGCTAATATCAAGACCAATGACGAGAATGAGCAGGCTGAGGCCCTGGCCGGCGCGCATGCTGACTACATGATAATGGGCATTGACGAGGCAAGCGGTATTCCCCGGGGCGTGTTCAAGCCAGTTGAGGGCGCCATGACCGGCATGATGAACTTTGCCATTCTTATAGGGAACCCGACCCGAGGTGAGGGCTATTTCTATGACTGTTTCCATGAGGATCGTAACAGATGGATAACCATTCACTGGAACTCTGAGGATTCCGAGATAGTCAATCAGGATGAGCTTGAGGAAGACCTTAAGAAATATGGCTTTAATTCCAACTGGTACAGGATCCGCAGGCGCGGAGAGTTCCCGCTTCATGATCCAAATACTCTTATTCCACTTGACCTTATAGAGGATGCAGTGGGCCGTGAGATAGAACCTGATATCACTGACCCGGTAATACTCGGATGTGACGTATCCAGGGAAGGTGCTGACAACTCAATAATATTCCCCAGGCAGGGAGGCCTTATAAGCCCCGCCATAGTGAATATTGAGCGCCAAGACGGTATAGATACTGCCGGCTGGATAAACCATCATATGAATCTTCTGGCTGCTGCCGTGGCCTGTGTAGACGTTATCGGTATCGGCTCAAGCGTTGTGGATCATCTGAAGCGTATACTCAAGCGTACTGTCATATCAGTTGATGTGCGCAAGGTGCTTGACAAGAACACGGCGCTTAATAGCAGGGGCTTCTATAACGAGAGGGCTGTGCTGTACTGGAAGCTAAAGCTGAGATTTGAGGATAAGACAATAAGTATACCGGATGATAACACTCTTAAAGCTGAGTTGAGCACTATCAAGTTTGATTACAAGGAGACAACCGGCAAAATATTCATACAAAGCAAGGCCGATAGAAAGAAAATGAATCTGTCTTCACCGGACAGGGCCGATGCATTAATGCTTACCATGGCTGCCCGGGATGAGTATTATCGTGTGAACCGGGACCCCTGGCGTGATGCGAAAGATCCTTTTGAGAACGAACGCGAGAAGGTTGAGGAAAACAGTTGGATGGGTCTGTAGAAGTGCTCACAGGAGACTTTACAAGGGAAGAACTCATGAATATGCGCAGGCATGCCAAGGGTCTACTGGCTATGATAGAGAGAAAGTTGCCCTTGACACCGGTATGTAAACGGTGCTATGATGCGCATAAGGTACTGGATAAGTGCTTGTGTAAATAGACCGAGCTCGCTTTAATAGGCCACCTTGGAAACAAGAACGAGGTGGCTTTTGCTTTTTAATACTTCTGAAGAAGGAAAAGGGCCCCACAGTCACATAGCTTTTATCAAAGAAGACGGCACAGGAATTACCTCAGTAGATCAAGGTCATGCCCACGAAATAATCTTTCAACCACCCCAGGAACCCGTAGTTGATGAGACAGGACAGGTATTGTCCGAGGCCGCAGAGGGATTCCCCGTTCTACAGGAAGCAGATGAGCATTCACACGCCATAACCACGGAATTCCAGGCAGTACAGAAGGATCTCTTCGTAATTCCCACTGACAAGGAAAAATCGCTTAAGCGCTCAAAGGCCATATTCAAAGAGATAAGGTCTACTGATAAAGACTCTATTGAGATGGGCGAGAAAGCCGAACAGTATTACGAGGGCGATCAGTGGGAGGATAGCCTTAAGTCCGACCTGAAAGCCAAGAATCAGGCAGCGCTTACCATTAACGAGGTAGAGGGCAAGATTGACCTCCTCTCAGGGGTACAGAGACAGAACCGCTCCGATATGAGATTCTTCCCTGATGAGGACGGGGATGCCGTAGTAGCTGATATATTAACGATAGTTGTGAAGCACGTTACCAGCAATGCCAAGTTCGATATCCACGAATCTAAAGTGTTCGAGGACCAGGCCATTACCGGCAGGGGTGGGATAATCGTAGACACCGACTTTGACAAGGATATCCGTGGCAAGATAACAACCGATAGATTCAACTGGAGCGATTTCGGGTTTGGCCCCCATGAACAATTGGATGCAGAGGATTCAGATACAATGGCCAAGTGGAAATGGCTCTCCCTTAGTAAGGTCAAACAGATGTTCCCCGAGAAGTCCAAGGATCTTGAAGCAAACTTTTCAGTGCTTGAACTCAAGAAAAAGGCTGATAAATCAACCGTTACTGATGGCGGCATAACCGTTCAGCAGGAGAAGGACCCTTATGGCCCCAACCCAGACGGTAAGTCAGAGCCTCTTGATGTAGACCCTGAATTCGTGGACATAACAAAGAGGCAGGTAAGGCTTGTAGAGACCTGGCAGAAGTCCTTTGCAAGGGTTGATATAGCCATGAGTGTGATAGACGGGTTCTTTCTTTCGCTGGAAGGTGTTGATTCTAAAGAGATAAGTCGCATAAAGACCATAAACGGGTTGGATGTTATCAGAAGGATAATCTTCAGATTCAGGACGACTCAGTTCGCGGCTGACACGCTTTTGAGTGATGAGTTCCCTGACCTGCCAACTATTCAGGGCATTCAGTTCTATCCATTGACCCCTGCATATGCCAAGAAGCGCAGGAACAGCTTCTGGGGCAAGGTGAGGGCTGCTATGGATCTTCAAAACGAGATCAATAAGCGCCACTCTCAGGGAGTTGACATACTCAATAAGGTAGCTCCCTATGGTTGGTTCTACGATGAAGAGACATTCCCCCCGGGCGAAGAGGAGAAATTCAGGAAATCCGCTGCAACTCCGGGCTTTAAGCAGAAGGTTACGGATATTCAAAGGAAACCTCAGCTTCAGGAGGGTGTTAAGTATCCTGTAGAGCTTGCCAACGCAATAGCCCTTGCATCCAATAAGATGAAGGAGATAATGAATATCAACCTTGAGCTCCTTGGACAGCAGGGAAAGAACCTCTCCGGGGTGGCTATTAAGGAGAACAAGCGCAGTGGTTTGCTCGGAAATGACTTCCTCTTTGATAATCTCACGATGATGCGTAGAAGCGTGGCGCTGAAGATAGTGGCGAATATTCAGATGCATTGGGATGTTGACAGGATAATCAGGATAGTAGGGTTCGAGGCCAAGCAGAACCCCGATGAGACAGAGGTACAGGGTCAGCCCATAGATCCTTCAAAGCTTGAGGCTTACCAGCGCATCCTTCAGGACCAGGACCTTACCACATACGATGTGAAGGTCAGCGAGAGCGCAAGCAGCCCCACAGCGCGCCTGGGTAACTTCCTCTTCATGAAGGAGCTTGCCGGTCAGGGCGTGACCATAGCACCTACCACACTTATCCGTATGTCCGACATACCCGATAAGAAGAAGGCTCTTGAGGAATTGCAGGCATTCGTAGAGCAGCAGGCAGCTCAGGAAGATAAGAAGCTCCAGGTGGAGCTTGAAAAAACCAGAATGGCCCAAGAGGGCAGAGGAGGACTCTAACATGAACAAGAAGGGACTAGCAATCGGGGTCATATGCATTCTCGTGCTTATGTCCACACTGGCCTTCGCCAGAAGCTCAGTAATAATTGATGCAAACTGTCTCATTTTCCGTGACACAAGCGGGAATGAGTACAAGCAGTGCGGGGCCGAGACCATTACGGCAGGGGAAGTAACGGTCACATCAGGCAGTGGCGCGCCCGTAACCACAACCGGCACCGAGACACTTACGAACAAAACGCTGACAAGCCCGATCATCACCACAGGTACTTTTGACAGTAATACCGTGGACTTTACTGGTACTGATGCACAGATACTCGTACTGGATGCCGGGTTTGGATGGAATGCGGTTACCATGTCCGGGGATGGAACCATAACGAATGCCTTGGTATTCACTATCGGGAACAACAAGATCGGAACTGCCGAAACCAATGTCGGCTTTGTGAACGTACCCATTGTGGCATCAGCGACAAGTGGCACAGCTACCGTTACATCGGGTTCAACAATACTTGGCTTCTATCCATTCGCCAACATAGACGCAGAAGTGGCGAATATAGTTGCCATATCAGGGACAACGCTTACGGTCACGCTACAATCAGCCGCCGCACTTGACGCAGTTGTCTACAGGGTGGTAATACTTGAGCCCTAAGATACTGATAGCGGTCATTGTGGTACTTCTATTGGCCATGCCTTTTGTATACAAGCAAGGCCGTGTTTCCATGAAACAGGAGGCCGTTAATCTCATAGGCAAGGGATCTTTTGTGTTTAACGGTGACATACGCTACCTTGAGCGCGTAGTACAGAAGAATTTTGGAGTATGCAGTAATTGTCATACAAAACGGGGGATAACGCATAGCGCCCCGGAAAATAACATAGGGGAATAACACCTTACGGTGCCCGGAGGACAACATGGCTACAGAAGAAAAAGTAGAAGACGCGACAGAGGAGCAGGAGAACACCGATTTTGACCTGGAGAAGATATCTGATGAGGATATCTCGAATATGTCTGACGAGGAAGTGGATAACCTTAATGCCCAGATAGCAGAGGGTATGGAGGCACAGGAATCCGAAGACCAGGACAAAGGTGCTGAATCTCAGGAAACGGAGGGCGCCAGTGACGGAACGCAGGAAGAGGTGGCCGGTACTCAGGCCTCGCAAGAGGAGAAACCTGAAGAAAAGGCTGAAGACAGCACTCAGACTGTTTCCATGGAAGAGCATGACAAGCTCAAAGCCCATTCAAAGGAACAGGAACTATTCGAGCAGAGGCGAAGCAATGAACTAGGTCAACTCAGACAGCAGAACGCAACTCTTCTTGCACAACAGTCAAAGCCGGCGCCGAAGTCCCTTGCGAATCTTTCACCGGATGAAGTAGAACGCATAAACGCACTTGACCCCGTAGCCGCGAACGCAGAGATGCGAAGGATCGAGGATGAGGCAAGGACGCAGGCTGACAGTAACGCACAGATGGCCCACCAGAATCTCGTAAGTGGCAACACCGAGATGATAAGCAAGTTCGCTCCCGATTGGCGGGAACATGAGGCTGAAATGGAGACTTACTTAGGTGAGGTCGTTGGTCCGCAGGATGCGCGCGCTTTTGTCGCAAATCCGGCAGCAGATCAAAGCGGAGGCTTTACTACCAAGATACTGACTGACATGATGAAGGCCCGTAAGGAGACTGCTTCCGTGCAGGCAGAGCTTAAGGCTCTTAAGGAGAATGTTGGCAAATTCCAGAAGCGTGTAAAAAACGTGACCGGAGCCACAAAGCCCCTTGGGAACATAGGATCATCTGACCACACCGATCAGGACCCGAATGCCAATCTGAGGGAAGAAGATGTGCGTAAGTTGTCTGATGAAGCCCTTGACAAGTTGATCGCCGATGCAGAGAAGAAAGGATAATATAAAATGGCCAAGACACAAGTAGGCTCAACAGATGATGTCACCAGAATAGCGTGGGAAGAAAAGCTATTCAGGGACACATTGAAGGATATCTTCTTCATGGTTTTCCATGGTAAAAGTGATTCCATGGTTCATGAGAAGACAGACCCGAAGGGCACGCAAAAGCAGGGTAGCCAGCCAGCCACACAGGTTGTATTCACACTCAGGCAGAGGCAGACCGGCTCAGGCGTGACCAGCCGTCAGACTCTTGAGGGTAATGAGGAAAGCCTTACGACTTTCTCACACACTCTCAGTCTTGAAGAGTATGCCAACGCAATAAGGGATGCCGGCCCCCTGGACAGAATGCGTCCATTCTACAAAATGGACGAGGAAAGCCGTACCGGTATCAAGGATTGGGGCGCTGAGAAACAGGATGAGCTTCACTTTGACGCCATCCAGACAAGTCCCACAAGGGTATTTGCACCCACGCAAGCGGCTCCTTATATAACCACACCGCTTGCAAGTGCCAAGACCGCTCTTACCACATCGGACAAGCCAACTCCCGAGTTTCTCAGCAAGCTCAGGGTATATGCCCGTACAGGAGGAGCAAGGACCATAATCCCTCTCCGTCCGGTCAGAGTGCCAGGGTTTAACAAGGATCTCTATGTGTTCCTTACGCACGATGATGCTGTATACGATTTTGTGCAGGACTCAAAGATGCAGCAGAATCTCCGTGAGGCGCGCGAACGCAGTAAGAACCATCCTCTGTTCATGGGCGCAGTAGGCTACACCACTGACGGTGTGGTTATCTTTGGGCATGAGAACATGAACATCGGTCTCAATGCTGGAGCAGGTTCTAATGTTCCATTTGCCCAAGGCGCTTTCATGGGTGCTCAGGCACTTGTGTTTGCATGGGGCATGCGTCCCAAGGTCGTAAGCAAGAACTTCGACTATGACCGTGAGCACGGTCATTCATGGCAGGTTATCTCGAAGGTTGAGAAGCCTGTATTCGATAGCGAAGACTATGGCTCCTTTGGAGTTATTGTCAACCGCACATCAATAAGTGATGCCACTTAAGAAAGGAGGTACTGAAACATGGCTTCTACAAGAACAGATTACATAACGGGTCAGCAAACCGCAAAGCTTCTCGGCAACCAGACCGTGAAGATCGAGAAGGTCATTGACCTGAGCCTCAGCAACTCGGTAGCTAGTGACGTTATTCAGGCCCTCAAGGTAGCCGCAGGCACCTTCGTTAAAAGGGTTGGTGTCCTTGTTATCACTGAAGAGGGCGGGACGTTGACCGCCACTGTTGGTGATGGTGATGCAGCCGCTGGTTACGATGCTGCCGTTGATCTCAACTCTGATACAGGCGGTATTCAGTCGGGTCCGATGTATATGGGTGACTTGGACTCAGGCACTGATGCATATGGTGAAGGCAGGTATTACGGCAGCGCCGATACCATTGACCTGACCATGAGCGCCAATGCCGGTGATACGGCAAAGTTTATGGTATGGGCTGAGATCGTCAACATAGAGAACACTGCCTAAAGAAGCGAAAAGGGGTGGGGGTCAAGTAAGGCTCTCACCCCACAAAATCGGAGGTTTTATGCAGACATCGGACTTAGTAGACACACAGAGGGGGGCGCTATTCCTTCTCTGTACCAAGGACACGCCGGCAGACCTTATGAAGTCATGGCGCCACAAAACCATAGGAGTAAAGGGCGAGAAGCTTGATTACCGCCTTGACGAACCCACGGGCCACATAGAGGTGGGATATAAGGAAACCCTTGTCCAGCAGGCAGAGGGTGTAGAGCGCAGGAAGTATTTCCTTGAGAAGAGGCGCTATCTCCACGGAGAGCCCGGGCTGGAGAAAAAGGGTAAGTTGGTGCCGAAAGCATTGATGATGAGCCTTGCTTACCTTCTGGGAGCCTCTGAGATACACATTGAGAAGATAGAGGACAAGTCCTATGCCGAATATCTTGAGGGCCAGGGCGTGAAGGTCGTTGTTATTGAGAAAGAAGTATCTGAGCCGGTAGAAGTTAAGACAGAGCCTTTTAATGCAGATCCTGCACCTAAAAAGGCAGTTGGCTTTATGGACAAGTTCAGGAAGCCAAAGAAGAAAAAGAAGAGGTAGACCATGGCTCTCTCTGGTACATATACATTTGAGCAGAACGCGAACAAGATCATTAGCGCCGCCATGCGTAAGGTGGGGAAGCTTGCCACTGGTCAGGTAGCCACTGGTCAGCAGCTTAATGACGCCATGGCTATGCTGAATGCCATGGTCCAGCACTGGCAGTCAAGGCATGTGTTCTTATGGACGGTTGAGGAGCATACAGTGAACACGACTGCTTCACAGAAGTTCGTGGTGCTTGACGCAGAGGTTATCTATGTGCCTGAAGCCTTTATCAGGATAAGCAATAACGACCACCCCATTCAGATGAAGACATTCCAGTGGTATCAGGAGCTTGCGCGTAAGGATAACGAGGGCAGGCCTACTATGGCGGCTGTGGACAGTCAGCACGCTACCCCGATGAAGATGTATTTCAAGAAGCCGCCCGATCAGGTCTATGACGTACATTACATGGGCGTGAGAAAGCTTCAGGACTTCAAGACAGGTAAGGATGCTGATTTCCCCTCAAGATGGGTGAAGCCTATGATATTCGGACTCTCTGCGGATATGTCATATGATCGAGGACTTCCGGTGAGTCAGGTGCAGCTTCTTGAAGCCAAGGCAGAGCAACTATTCCTTGAGGCAAAGGGTGGTGACAATGAAATGACGGACCCCGAATTCATGGAGGGAGTATACTAATGAGACTATTTACAAAGCTTATCGCTGCTACAGTTTTCATCCTTATCATGGTTGGAAACTCTTTTGCGTTCAATGCCGCAAAGCAGGTGGAGTTCCTTATCTCCGGCTCCCTCAAGACTGATGGAAGCATTAACTCCGGTGGTAAGGTGTATACGTGTGATGCCGGTACTGTATGTGGGCCAAGCAAGCGACCC